CGGCAGGCAGGATGTCGCAACTCCATGCCTCATGCCCTAGCTCACGGAACGCACGGCGCACCGTGCCGGTGAACTCACACGCTACCAACACTCGCATGACCAACCTCCTTGTTTGCAGGTGACAGGATGAACTGCTCGCCGGTACGCATCCGACCGAACAGGGCACCAGGCCCGTTACCTTCGTAGTCCTGAGACGCAAAGATCATGGAGCCATCAGACAGGGTGAGTGCAACGGCCACATCGTACAGCCCGATGTCCCACCCCTCATTGACACACTCCTGCCCTGTCAGATACCGCACCCCTGTGATCGTCAGCCCATTGGGATAGGGCGGCTTCTCCGGTGCGACGAACTCGCACGCTGTCAGCATGGAGTAGGGCACGTTCCAGATGGTGCCGGCCGCATTGCTATTGCGTTGCTCCAGCGTTTCCACCTTGGCCTTCTTGTCGTTGACCTTCAGCACCCTGCCCTTGGTATGGGCACCCCGACCACGCCCAAACGACACCGTCATCCCGACCTTGCAATTCTCACGCAACATGTCCGCTCCCTTTCTGTGTAGTTTTGATTTCCCATCGCACCCTAGCCACGCCACCGTTACCGACTGGATCTTTGGCATCACGCAACTTCACGCTGCTTTCAGCCCAAGACTTACGCGGTGGCAAATCCTTTTCCCGTACCCATCCAGCGGCACGCAGTGACGCACCCGTCTCGTCAGCCTGCGTGTATGTCACACATCGTTCGTAACCCATAGCCTTTGCGGCTCGCCACACCGCACCGTACAGCATGGAGTTGGCGTTAGGTGTGCCATCCGTGCATGTGCGGTTGACCTCTAGCGTCTTGCCGTCATCTAGCGCACGCGCCACTGGCCGACCGGCCATTGCCACGCCGCACAGTTTCCCGTCCTGCTCCACGCCAACGCTGAACTTGTGTCCGACCGGCGGCTTGTTGTGCCGGTGATGGTCGCTCACAAATCTCTTGGCATCAGCGAATGTGACAGGCCGTATGCGTAGGCTTCCTGCCATGCCACCTCCTAGAAGGGTTCATCCATCAGTGCTGCCAGCAGATGGTTCTCAGGCAGCGGAATGTCGTACTGTGCCACCGCATTCAACAGTTCACCGGCAGTCCCGTAGCCACCGCCGGTCATACTGCCCACCAAATCCTCAACGTCCGGGTAGTCACCATCCCCCGGCGTGTGCTTCTGCAAGAAGTATTCCTGCAACGGACGGTCATACCCGTAGGCAAACGTCGCATCGCCCACCTTCACATGGTATCTGCTCATCACTCGTCCTCCTGTGGTTCCCCGTAGCCCTCGGCCTCCCAGTAACATTCAGCGACAGGCTCGCCAGTGAACAGTGCGATAGCCTTCTTGGCACGCAGGATGATGTCACGCTGAGATCGCGTGTCCATACCCGTCTGCCCGTGGCACTCAGTGTCGTACTCGTACTCTTCCAGCATGTCCGACAACGCGCTGTGTAAATCGCACGCTGCTTGCAAGTGGCTCATCACTCGTCCTCCTCTGGATAGATGATCTCAGCCCAGCAATCCGGCGCAGCGACTTCCTCGTTGTCGATGCCACACCACAGCCCATGCTCTTCACCCTCGGGCACCCCGTCGCAGTAGACCACCTTGGTCTTCACGCACGGCGCATCGCCGTAGAACCCAAGCACATACTGTGTGCCATCGGGATTGCCCCTCTCTGTCTCTTGCCACGGCCCAAAACGCGGCGGTATCCACACGTTTGTCATGCCCATGCCTCCTTCAGCTTGCTAACCAGTGCCTCGGCCAGCTTGTCGTAGTCCAGTTCCTCGGCCAGCGAGGACATGTCCAAGTCATCCATCACTCGCTCTGCAATCTCAGAGGTTTCGATGTCCAGATTGGATGCGACATCGGAGGCATCCATGTGGTACGCAACGTCAGACGCATCGATCTTCCCGGCCACCTTCTCCGCGATGTCGTCCGTGTCGATGTCGTCTTCCAGTTCTTCCTTCACAAACTGGGCGACGTTCTTGCGGAACTCAGGCGTGTCCACATGCCACGCCAAATCCTTCCGGTCAACGCTCCGCACAGCGTTGATCATCAGCGTGTCAGGGTCAGGCATGCGCCGCGTCACCGCAGCATCCACCATGCCCTGCACCCACGCATTGAACCGCTCTTTCAGTGTCATCACGCCCTCGCTTTCCATTTGTAGTAGTCCATCACAGCAATCGCCTCTCGTTCGTACTGATGGGCCATGGCTTCGACCAGACCCAGCCGCCTGAGAAACTCAGTCCTGTCTGCCTGGTAGTCACCACCAATCTGGTAATCCCTGCCATGCGGTTGCCACCTAGCCATGAGGGTGACCGCTGCCTCCAAGGCATGGCACACCTCCATCATCTGCTTGGCCAAGTCATCGGCCGGTGACCCATTGTGATTGGGTACTGGTGCTATCTGGTGCATCAATCGTCCCTCCTTGTCAGAGCCTTGCCGCACTCATGGCAGGTGTAATCCCACTCGTCATAAGACGGGTGTTCAACGTCCCTGTCGGCAGCCTCTGAGGGCAGGCCGATCTCCTCTGCAAGGTCGGCCTCGTCCACGCATTGGTAGCAGGCGTGGCAAAAGTCATGGTGTTCGTTCTCCCCAGAAAAGTGGGGATCATCCCGGTCGGCGTAGTTCGTACACACAGCAATGCGTGGCATCAGTCATCCTCCTCTAAGAAGTAGTCAAACCCAACACTCCAACTCAACTTTGTCGGACTCGCTAATCGGAACCGGCTGGCCGTTCTCGTCAGTCAACTGGTAGCGGTCGTATGAACTGCTGACTTGGACGGCTGTGCCATCTGGGCGAGTGACCCATCCCCACACATCGTCCGTGTACAATTCGGAAGGATCGCAGGTGAACAGGCGAGCGTCCGTGTAGCCGCCGCGTATGTCGCACCCACCATGCACTTGCAGCAGCACGTACTCTGTGTCTGCCAATTGCAGGAAGGTGCCTTGGATATCCTGCGATAACTTGGAAGACCAGTTGTAGGAATTGAACGCCTGCTTCCACTCTGGATGCTCGGTGAATCCGCGGTTCTCCAGCCACTCGCCAGCTGCCCGCGACACCCCGTAGTAATCGCCGTCCCAGTCCTTGGCGGGAACGAATCGCCTGTTGTAGTAGTCGCACACCTCATCTAAGTGCAGGCGATTGATCAGGTAGTGGAATATGTCCACCGTCCAGTCGTCGCCATCCCAAGTCACTTGCGGACGCTTCTGGAAGGCAGCGACAGTCGTTCCTCGGTTGCGCTGCCATGCCCGACCATACGCATCGCCCGAATCGCATAGCGCACGCCCAGTGTTTTCCACCAGCATGGCATGCACGCGGTTGGCGATGGCCCGATTTCTATTCCCCATCACTCACCTCCTCTAGTGGACAAGAGTATACCCAACCACACGCACGGCAGCAGGCATGGAACAGGTCACCTAATACACCGCTCCACGCCTGCTCGCCGCACCCACACTGATCACATTCCATGGTCACGCTCCCCTCTTGGGCGGCTTGTAAGCAGGGTGCTGGTACAGCAACTGCCTGCCGCGTGTTGTTTCGATCCGCACTATGCGGGCCGTCAGGATTGCAGGCCCGCCCAAGCACCTGCTGTTATGAATCACTAAGGGGCATTTAATCCGGCCGCATGAGCGACCGATGTACCCCTCCATGTCGCACGTATCGCCCCAGTCCTGGCCGTCATCGTCGCCATACCGGAATCGAATGCGCGTCTTTAGCACGCGGCACCGCTCCAGAATGTCTACGATCTCAGCCTTTGTGTGATCGTCGTACGTTGTGCCGTTTGCTTCCGGCATGTCACACCTCACGCTTGGAGAATGGGCAGGTTGGCGACAGCGGTCATAATCGCTTTGCCACCATGCCCGGGGATGTACACATCACGCATAGCCAAGCCGATCTTGCGAACACCGGCACCGTCGCACAGCCTGCAAGTCAGGCAGCTAAGACGATGACCAGCCTCCAAAGATGCTGGGCACAAGACTTCATCCGTAGACGGCTCACCTCCCCGCATGGTGCGGAAGGTACGCCATCCGAGAGACTTCGCATGTTCACGGGACCACGGCCCCGTAAGACCATGCACACTGGCCATAAAGAACTGCTTGTATGGAGCGTAGGTCAGGTTGCTCCACGCATGGGTGTAGCCCGTCCAGCCGTCCGAAAGACCGGCCAGATGCTGCACCAGGGCAAGCGGTATCAACACCGGCTCCCCGTATGTACCGAACCGGACCTTGCGACCACGGATGAACTGGTCATGCAACTCCGGGTCGTATTCAACGTACCGACCACGCATGTAGGCACCGTAGACCATTGCTGGCCCCTGCCCGACGTTGACATAGCAGGCCCGCCATCGCTTATTACGCTTTGCGTTGGCCTTAGTACGCTTGGGAAACCCAAGCCGACCACGCATCGGGCAATTGAAGCAGATGGCCCCATCTTTCTCTTCACGTACCGCGACCACTGGGTGCATATCAGCCCTAAGAATATAGGTCTGAAGCATTGAGCCGGTCTTCTTATTCTTGGAATTCCGAAGTGGCATGATCACCACATACGGAGAACCGTCATAAGGAGACACGCCCCGGTGCAGAATGACACCCAAGGGTCTGGCGATGCGCTTGGCTCTAGCCATAACGCACCTCCTAGTAGAAACCGGAACCACAACGGCACCGGAATACGGGCAGGTGGCATTCGGATTTAGTTGGGCAATCGCCCGTTTACCGCAGCCACCTGCCCGTGATCGGATGTCGTCAACCGTGCATCGCACGTTGCCATGCGTTTGCCGCATTGGAATGACCACCCAGCAGGACAACCGCGAGGGTATCCAGCGGGTCGATCAGATCCTTGGGCGCAAACCACGGCCACCCGTACAGCGATCCGCCCGAACGGTGAAACTTCACCAACGCCCAAAGCGTTTCGGATTCTTCACTTCGCGGGCGGGTCTTACGCCAACTGCCATCACGGGAATTGAGACACCCAAGGATGGCCCGTTCGCACAAGTCATCAGCTGGCACGGCAACATTGCCCGCCTGCCTTAACTTGTCCAAAGGAATCCTGAGAGCCTCCATGATGGCCGTGGCACCAGCCTGGGCCTTTGACATGGATTAACTCCATTGAGGAATGAAAACCGTAGCCCCTACCCGCAGGTAAGGGTTGGCGGTTGCCACTACTCGGCCGGGGGTGCCGAAGCGTTTTCCCCCGATATTCATCACAAGACCACTGGCTCTGACCGCATTACAAATGCGGCACTCGGAACCAGCGGCCACCACGTTGGACGAGGCTCGCCGTGGCATAACCTCACAGCTAGGTCATTGCACCCCCTTATGCTGCCCGCATGCGCAGAAAGTAATACGTCTTACTCCCCGCAAACGCGGCCGATGCCGCAACCCGTCACTCCCCGCATTGTAAACACTGTGTAGTGTTTACTGTGTGGAGTGTGTTGGGTTGGAACGCCCTATATACCGGGGAGGGTACACGCGCCCAAAAAATATTTTTGGTTCCCCCTTCACAGTGCCGATAGTAACTGGTACAGTTCAATAGTCCGGGGCAGATACCCCGGCATACTTCAAACGGAGGATAGGGCAATGACAACCAAGCAAGAGCAACGGCGGGGAAAGATGGTGGCGAAACTGCGCACCATCCGGCATAACGTCTTAGGTACGCTGAGTGTGGAGCCGGAACCGGGAACGGTATTTAATCCCCTACCTTGGTTCTACTTTGGCGGCTTTATGGACAGCCTACTGTCCTACTTTCGGTATCGGGCTAGTCGCAGTGGTATTGGGCACGGGATGCCGCAACACCTACGGCTGTCGGCTCTGGACGATGCCGCGCAAAACGCCCTAGCCGATTTTCTAGACCGCGACTATGAAACGGCGGGTATCACCGCGCCGGAAATCGCCAAAGCCGTCCTTACGACGATAGCCCGCTTAAAGCGTAGGGGATGGCGGGCAAGCTATCCCGGTTCCGACGTCGTTCAATGGTTCCCGTACAATCGGGCTATGGACAGCCGTACGCCGAACCCCGCCGCTATCGTCGCAGCGGTGGAGCCGTTCCCCGATGGGCAGTTTGTCACGGGTCTAGACCCCATGGACGCCCTAACCGGACGGGGAACGGATGAAACGAAAACAGGCACCATCACTGTACCGGGTGGCCGTTGCCGCCCCCGGAACCATGGCAAGATACAGCCGGAACGGATCGTCCGGCAGTGGGTTGAGCGTGTGCCGTTTGTGTCCGTGGAGACACTCGCAGCGGGTGGCGGGGTAGCGGAAAAACTCCCCGTAGACTGTGAACGGGCTGTTCTGGGGTGGACGATGGTACGGGGCTATGGCAAGAGCGTAGCCTACCCTGCGTCAACGGTATGCCGCACCATCGATGGGGAGGTGGTACGGGAGTTTGCTCCGTTCCAGCCACCACTGGGGACGGCGTGGGAAGACGATGGCGGGCCAGTGTGCAATCTCACAACACGCCGCCGATGCCGCCGAGGGGCTACGGTCGCCGCCGATGGGGAAGCGTACCGGGCAGCACTGTCGGAATACTACGCGGGGAAGTAGACTCCGGTACAGTAGTGAGCAAGTGTATAGCCCCCGGGGATTAGTTTCCCCGGGGGCTATTTTATTGAACCGCCAAGGTACTGTACAGCTGTACAGCGAGGATGATATGCAACGGAATTGCAAGAGGGGGATGGTGTACGGATGGATAGTGGGGCGATGCACGCCAAAACGGCCCAGGAAAAAAACAATGTTTATCAAAATAGTAATCTTTCGCCGGTTTTCAGTCAGCAACCGGACCGAATGCCCTAAGTGTAGGCGGGGCATAGGCTTAGGGAACGGGGGGAGGGTAGGAAACATGCCCATATACCCCCTCCCGCCCCCAGAGCGATAGCGGTATTCAGTCATATCCACCCCTGGATTTTTTCCACCCTCTAGCCCCCACATGTCGCTTTTTCCCCTCTTCCACGCCACATCGCCGCAACTTGTCGCTGCGTGACTCCAGTGGCTTAGCCCTATTTTCCAGCCTTCTGCATGTCCGCTGTCGCCGCGGGGCACTTGCCTAGTAGGAGGGCTGTATGGCCACTGAGGATGACAAGAAGCAAGAGGTCGCTAGGCGTTTCGCCATGCTCGGATTGAACCCCGATCACTACGAAACCGCGGACCAGATGCTTGAGGATGCAAACGGACGCATTGGCAACCTCAACAAGAACCAAGCCCCCGGCCGCAATGAAATGTTCAGAAACGGCGAGGCCGACTTCGGGAAGGCCCAGCAAGGCCCCCAGCAAGCGATTAGAAGCCCGTTCAACATGCGGGCCTACTCAGGAGCCAATCAGATGACTCCAGCCCTTATAGCTCAACAGGCGTCCTCTGCGCAGGCAAGGCACCTGGGGGGGATGATCGATCAAGTCACTGATGCCTACCGGGACGAGAACGATTCCCGGGTAGCTCAGCTGCGTGAGCAGCGCCGGATGGAGCATGAGGCTGAAATGGAGTCCATGCGCCAAGAGGCATTGTTACAGCGCCTTGCTATGGAACAACGGGAGCGGGAGAAGGATCGCATTCTCCAGAAGCAGTTAGCGACTGGTGTTACTACCCGTAGGCTTGTGAACGGACGGTGGGAGGATGTTTGACTTTCTCTTTGACGACGACTGGGACGAGTAATGGACAAGGACGGTGACCGCGTTCGTAAGTTGATCCCCAACCAGCCGGTGCGGACTCCCAATCATCCTGAGAAGTCCCACATGGTCTTGGCCAAGGTGGGTGGCGATGAGAAGCTCATCCGCTTTGGACAACAGGGAGTGGAGGGTTCGCCTGACGGCAGTTCTAGGAACGAGGCGTTCAAAGCCCGCCACGCTAGTAACATCGCCAAGGGCAAGATGTCTGCGGCGTACTGGGCTGACAAAGTTAAGTGGTAAAGGATACGAATGGCTGACCCTGCTGGCGAGGCGATCCGCTCCCTAAAGTTCCCGCCGACTCCCAAGTGGGGACCGCATGGCCCGCTCACCAAGTCGCTTCGGGAGGATATTTCCCGTTGGTATGAACCGGCCGGTGGCATTGAGAGGGCCATTGAGGGTGCGCAACAAGCCATGCAGCAAACGGAACTGCCGTTTAAGCCATGGGATGTAAGCGACTTGGATGCGCAGGTTCCAGTGGAGAGGGTAAAACTGCCGCCCCGCGCGCAGGGCGAATATGACCCAGGCAATCGCAAGATCGCGCTCAACAGCGACAAGCCGCCTTCTCAATACACCCTAGAGCATGAGCGGTCGCACTCCGTATTCGGCCCCAGCGACTGGCAGACTCCAGGCGTCAGCGCCGCCGAGACGCGGTTCGCAGACTCAGGGTCAACCAATTACATCACCTCGCCCAGCGAGATCGATGTTCGACTGGCCAACATCAAACGCCACTACGCCTACAACACTGGGCGAATCGTCAACACACCCGAAGAAGCAGAGCGTGCGATTAAGTGGTGGGGCCGCAACTCGGACGATTTCCAAGACGAGGTTCCTGCTATGGAGCGGCCGGGGTGGAAGCCGAAGACCGAAGCGGGCACTTACCTCTTGTTGCCCGAAGAACAGAAGCAGAAGGTTCTGCGCCGCATGCCGGAACTGGTGAATTCGGATCTCATTGAAAGGCTTGGAGAGTATGGCTGACAACTTCTACGAATACTGGCAGGGTTCACCAGCGCAGCGTCTTTCGGACATGGAAGCGCAGCGTGTTAGCTGGGAGAAGAACAAAGGTCCGTACTGGGCCTATATGACCCCAGAGCAACGGATGGTCGCACAGCAGAACAACCTCACTCCCACCCGCACCAGCGATGCCGCTAGCGATGCCTACAACGCGGGCTTGTATGTGATGGATATGACCAGCCGCCCGCGGGATACCCTCATCCGTTCAGCCCAAGAGCTTGGCAAGGGGAACTACGCGGATGCGGGCGGTCTGGCACTGAGGGCACTTCCCTCTGCCGTCGTCCCCGGCCTAGCCGCGGGCACTATGGATTCGCCCGATGACTGGCGCAAGCATGTCCAACCTGGCACCGCGATGACCTTGGACATGCTGACTGACCCGGGCACATACATGGGGATAGGCATGGCGGGCCGCATGCTCAAAGGTGCCTCACGCGCCGATGATGCAACCCAGGCCATCCGCCAGCTAATCAACGCGGCGAACAACAACCCCATCAAAGCCTCTGCCGCTATGGGCGGTGTGGCCTGGGGCGGGTACGGAGCGCAGTAATGCCCAACTACCTAGACGATCTGATCCAGCGGGTTGGTCAGATGGCTCGCCCGCGCACACACATGGTGTCGCATGAGTCCAGCAACCTAGACAGCCTGCTGCAAGGGTTTAGCGACCGCCCGTTAGGTACGTCTTTTGCAAGAGCGCCGCATGAGCGTATGTCCAGCCCGCTCTCGCTAGAGCCTGCAGGGAGGCGAGGTATCGTCTACGCCACGGTCGCAGGCAATGGCGTGGATTACAACGCCTCATCGATCTCGCGCCTGCTGGATGAAGTGTCGCAGACAGCAATCGACCAGTACGGCACGGCAGACAGAGTTGTGCCTTCATTACGGGACGCTGGGGTGCAATGGGTTAACAACTGGAACAGCATTGGAAAAGCAGATGAGTTGCATGTGCTAGACCCGCGGTCTATTGAAATAAGGCGCATTTTTGAACTCCCGATGGATCGCTCATACAAGTTTCCGACTCCGCTAGATCCGCCTCCCCCGCCACGCGCTTTTGGCTTGGAAGACTACGCGCAACCAATTCGGCAAGTCCGTCGATGACCCTACCCCGTAACAAAATACGAGGAATAGGACACTGACTATGTAGACCCTTCCCCCGAAAGGAAATACATGTCAGACGAAACACCAGACATCCAGACGCAGGAAGCTCCCGTAGCGGAAGCTACGTACGATGCACCCTCGCAGGATACGGCCGGTTCAGAGACTTCTACTCCCGGCTTTGATACCCCCTACGCTGCCTTCCGGCACCTCCCCGACTTCCAAGGTCAGGACGATCTCTCAATCGCCCAGAACCTGTATCGGGCCTACAACGGCTACGGGGAAACCCAGCGCCAGTTGCAGCAGTACCAGTCGGTCGTTCCCTACGCTCAGGAGTATCTGCGGAACCAGCGGGAGTTTGAGAACTGGAAGAAGTCTCAGGCCGAAGCTGCCAAGCCCAAGGAACCCGAAGCTCCGAAGTGGTGGTCGCCGCCCCAGGTGAAGGATACCTGGAAGAGCTACATCGTTCGCGACCCTGCCACAGGCAAGGAAGTGATCTCGCAGGACGCTCCCTTTGAGGCCCAGCAGGCTCTGAGGGAATACCAGAGCTACACCGCGGACTTCGCCCGCAAGCTGGTCACTGATCCAGAGAACACGCTGAAGCCATTCGTTGAGCAGGTCGCGATCCAGAAGGCTCAGGAGATGGTGCAGAACCATCTCAACTCCTACAAGACCCAGAACTACGTTTCTGACTTGGAGCGACAGAACGCTGACTGGTTGTACGACCAGCAGGGCAATCCCACCCGGGAAGGTCAGGCGATCTCGCAGTACATCGCGCAGGCGCAGGAACTGGGAATCCAGTCGGCAGAGTCACGTTGGAAGTACGCCACGGGCATGCTCCAGAGGGATCTGTTGAACATGCGCTACCAGCAGATGCAAGCACAACCGGCGCAGGGTTACGCAGGGGTGCCAGCGCCAGCACCGGCCCCAGAGGCACCTGCGGACCCAGTGGCACAACAGAACATGCAGTTCCTTCGGGAGCGCGCAACACGCACCCCGAATCGAAGTGCGGGAACTACGGAACCGCGCGCACCGCGCTCGCGGATGAGTTTTGAGGACCGGCTGAAAAGCCAACTCGCTAACGATGGAGTTATCTGATGGCTAGTTCGACTGACTGGGCAAGGTCTATTGCTACGACGATTGTAAACCATCTTCGCGAAGAAGAGATTGCATCGCTTCGTAAGTACAAGTTGTTCGCCGCGCTGGAGGGTTCGGGCCAGATCCGCACCAACATGAGCGGCAGAGGTTTCGACTGGGAAATCCAGTACCGTAATCACACGCCTTCGGGCAACAATGGTGAGACTCCGCGGACCTTCGCACGCCAGAACCTCTGGAAGCGAGCGGAGTTGGAGTTCCGCGGGGCCCAGGCCAGTGACGCGATTTACAAGAAGGAGATGCTTGAGAACCGCTCGGCTCAGGCTCTTGTAAACGTCGCTGGTAAGATGGCGAGCCGTCTGCTTACTAGCATGGAGCAGTACCTCGCAAAGGAGTGGACAATCGATGGATATGCTGCTGGTAACGAACTCCGTTTCCACGGCATCGAAAGTTTCATGGGCTTGGCTGCTTCGCCGCAGACGATCAACGTCTCCACGGGTGCTGCGCGTGCCCGCAACGACGCTGACCCGTTCTACGCACCGTCCGACACCTACGCCGGTCTTTCGACCGTCCTGGGTGCGTACGGCGGCTCGCAGACGACTGGCGTCTGGCCTAACGGCTCGGCCGATCCTGAGTTTGATTTTTTCACGCCTGTGATTGTCCAGGGTCTTAGCACTTACTTCAATGCGACCGGGAACACCTGGGCCAACAACTGCGTTAAGGCGGTGCGTGAAGCAATTCACCAAACCCGCCGAAATGATAGTAAAGAGGATCAAGTTGACATGCTGCTGTTTGATCGACGCAGCTACATCGACTTCCTCAACACGTTGGACTCCAAGGAGCGTGTGATTGTCAGCCGCACTAACGGCCTGCGATCCTACGGCTTCACCGATGTGTTTGAACTGGACGGGGTGGAAATCGCGAGCGAAGGTTCTGTTCCTGCTGGCACCGGCTACGGCCTGTCTGTGGGCAACATTGAACTGCTCTGCATGGAAGGCCAGCTGATGAATTCAGAGGGACCGTTCTATGACGAAATCACCCAGCAGTATCGCTACGTTGTTTCGACGCTCGGCAACTTGAAGTTCAAGTCGCCTCGTAACTTCTTCAAAATCATCACCGCCTGAGAAAGGACTATAGTCACAATGGGACTGCAAGTTGATCCTCCGTTCGGTCTGGGCCAGACGCTTGGTCTGGATAGCCCGAATGACAGTCTGTACGGCCTCTCGTCTGGTTCGTATGGCGACAACTGGGTGGGCTGCGTGAAGGAGTTCACAGATGTGAACCCCGTCAACGGTCAGGTCCGCAGCAATCGTCGCAAGGTCTGCATCGCTGTTCGCAACACATCCGGTGCGGCTCTGCTGCCCAAGCGGGTTGTGCGGCTGACATCGTCCGCTCGGGGCGTGGCGACCGTGGCTGACGGTTACGCGGCCGTTGCGAACGATCCGTACGTTGGCGTGGTGGACGAGTTCCTCCCTGCTGGCGGCGTGGCCAACAACGATGTGTTCTGGGTGACGGTTGATGGCCCGACCGAAGTGTCGGTTGCCCTCTCCGGTTCGGACGTTGCTGTTCGCTCGGCCCTGTCGGTGATCACGGCTGCGGCCAGCACCTCCACTACGGCTGGTCGCGTGACGGTGTCCCCGCTGTCGTCCAGCACCGCTGGCGGCAACGACAACGGCATCGGTGTCATTGGCTACGCGGCAAGTTCTGGTGCGACGACCGGCGCGGCCGTTCTCGCTCTGGTGCGGACTCGGGCTTCGTAATACTGCCCTTCACGGGCTTTCGGGGGCGGGGCCAGGGTGGGAACATCCTGGCCCCGTTTTCTAGATGAACCAAGACCCAGCCATCCAGAACTTGGACTTCCTGCGCCAGCTGATCGCTGAGATCCGTGATCTCCCGCAGGATGACGCTGACCGTCTTCGCATGCTCTATGGGACTGGTGCGGGCACAGACGGCCTGACCACACAACAGGGGGATCGATGAGCTTTAGCTACATGCAGCCGTCTGCCCCAAAGCAAAACGATAAGCAGCAGAAGGCCACCCCGTACCAGCAGGCCCCCCAGCAAGCCGGTCAGCAGGCGTCCCCCTTCAGTGCGCCCGATATGTCGGCGTATAGCGGCACTCCTCCTAAAGGCGCGCGAGTCAACGACCTCTCTGGGAAGGTGCCAGCCAACCAGATATGGGCGCAGGCGTACAACCAGGCTTCCAAGCAGTTTGGCGGCAACACACAGGCACAGTCTTGGACGATGCCGGGTTCCTACACCTCGCAGAGCTACAACCCAAACACCGGCAAGTTCAGCGATCCGACTGGCGGGCAAAGCTGGGACGGCAACATGGCTTACAACGCCATCGACAGACGCCCCAGCCCGATCCAAGCCCAAGCCACTGGTATCAGCGGGAATCAGATGCAGTGGCAGGACGCCATGGCGCAACGCGAGGCGTTCGTTGGCAATCTCTCCCAGCGACTCAATCAGTACAACGCTGGCCAGCTGACAGGCCCCGTAACCTTCGATCAAAGCCAACTCTTGGCTCAAGCCGACGAACAGCTAGCCAATGGCACGTTCTTTAATCCGTTCTCGCAAGCTGCAGCTTCGCAACGCGCGCCGCAGAACCCGATGCCGACTGGTAACGTCCTCCAGCAGAACCCCGACGTTCAGCGAGCGATGGACAATGCCACGCAGTACATGCAGGGCAACTTCCAGAATCCCTTTGGCAATAGCCCACAAGCCAACAACCCGCAGCCGACTTGGGGGCAGCAGTCTTACGACCCAATGGACTTGCAAGCCAGCCCACAGACACAGGTCAGGAGCAATACGCCCAGCCCAGTCAGCGCGGCCCAGCCAGTCCCTCCTCCTGCACAAGGCACCCCATACAACCCGCAGGCTCAGCCACAGAGACTTCCGCCCGTCCCGTCTGCGCCAGCTAAGCAAGACAATGTATTTCGCCCCAGGCCGCAGGTGGATGCTCCACCGATAAGGGCACCGCGGAACATGAAGATCGTCCCGCCAAACAGACGCGGCAGAGCGGCGCGGTTCGGTGGGCTTAGGCAGAACGGCGACAATCGTCGTTGACGCCCGCCTTGTAATACTGTAGACTTGTACACCTAACCCCGGGGTGTGAAATGCAACAAAAGTTCTCCATCGGATTCTGCACGTTCTCTTATGGTGGCAATGGCGGCATCTCATCGGAACACCCGGACATCCGCGAGTGGATGCTTCCGACCACCGCCAGCCTCTCGCAAGATCCGCGCGTCTCGCGTATCCAAGTCTGGAATCTGTCCGATACGCCGATCACCATGACGCGCAATCGGGCCGTACTCATGGCCCGCGAGTATGGCGTCGATGTGCTGGTGATGATTGACTCGGACATGAAGCCCGACATGTACTCGGGGCAGTTGGATGCGAAGCCTTTCATCGCATCTTCGTTCGACTTCTTGGTTGATCATTACCACAAGGGTCCGGTGGTAATCGGTGCGCCATACTGCGGTCCCCCGCCCCATGAGAACGTATACGTGTTCCGCTGGCAGGCCCACCAGTCTGCCAATGCCAACCCGGACTTTAAGCTGGAGATGTACGACCGGGACACCGGGGCGAAGATGGGCGGCATCCAAGAGTGCGCTGCCCTGCCGACCGGATTGATCATGTACGACATGCGTGCATTTGAAATCACGGAACCCCAGACCACCGCCGACAACCCTTGGTTCTATTACGAGTATCCCGACAAGTACCAAGCCGAGAAGTCGTCCACGGAAGATGTGACGATGACCCGCGACCTCTCGCTCGCAGGCACGCAAAAGCTGGGCTACAACCCCGTCTTCTGCAACTGGGATGCTTGGGCTGGTCACTGGAAACCCAAGTGCGTTGGCAAGCCACAGATCGTCCAGGCCATGGACATCAGCGCCAAGCTCAAGCAGTGCTGGGATGCCAAGTACGACGCAAGCGTGAAGCTGATGGAGTTGCGCCCTAAGTGGAGTGTGAAACCTGGCTGAGTACAAGGCGTGCATCCAGTGCGGCACTTCCTATGAGGTGACCCCGGCAAACTGGCATAAGTCGAAAGACGGTTTCCACGCGCGCTGCCGCCGATGCCGCAATGCCCATGAGAAGAAGGCCCGCAAGAAAAAGGGCAACAAGAAGCTCGCGGAGATTGAGAAGGGCGCGGTCGATCTGTTCGTAGCCTCCGCAAGGATCGGCGGGGCGAACATCCCCCACTCATCGGAACTCCTGGAGGTTCTGATGGAATACTTCGGCGGCGTGCGGGGATTCGCAAACTGCTACATGAAGCAGCTGTTCGACTCCCCGTCCGGCGGTGCGTTCAGAACCAAGATGCTGGACACCGTCGTCCGCTTGGTATCAGCAAACACCGCCATGGGCGGGGCGAAGAAACCTCTCACCGCGTGGAGCGAAGAGGAGTTAGAGGACGAGCTTCGCCAGCGGATTATGGAAGCGGCCACAACGATCACGGTCCAAGGAATACCTTTGAAGGAGTTGCAACATGGAGTGTCAAACGTGCCGGTGGTGGGAGGAGAGCGCGGGGGCATACGGGAAGTGTCGCCGGTTCCCGCCGCAAGTGACTCAGGAGGGCGACCACCATCCGATGACAACAGCAACTGACTGGTGCGGAGAATATGCGCAAGCACCCACAGATCCCACCCCCGCCGCCACCTGACGAACCGGCGGTCCAAGGCATCACGCAGCATGCTCTCAACCAGCTGCGTGATGTGCAGTTGGAACTGGCAGAGCGCCGGATCGAAGCCCTGCGGCTCTATGTCCCCATGCCAAAGCAGGAGGAGTTCCACAAGTGCATGGCGAGCGAACGCCTGCTAATCGGCGGCAATCGGTCAGGAAAGAGCGCCGCAAGTTTCATAGAGGACGCACGCGCGGCCACCGGACAAGACCCGTACGGGAAGTATCCCAAAGAGGGCGGGAACCTAGTGATCATCGGAAGGAACTGGCCCCACATCGGTCTTGTGGTTGTACCGATGCTGTTCCGTGCCGGTGCGTTCAAAATGATCAAAGACGAGAAGACCGGACAGTGGAGAGCTTTCCGGCCTGGGCTAGACGACTCCTCCAAGGCAAAGCCAGCCCCACCCCTAATCCCGCCCCGAATGATTAAGGAGATGTCTTGGGTACTGAAGAACGCCAGCTACCTTAACAAGGCAGAGCTTACTAACGGCTGGACTATTAACTGCTTCTCCTCAGAAGGCGAACCGCCCCAGGGCTTCCAAGCCGACTTAGTTCACATTGATGAGGATATTAATAATGAAAGGTGGGTTGGCGAGATGCAGGCCCGTCTTGCAGACCGCAAAGGCCGGTTTGTTTGGTCGGCTATGCCCCATAGTAAAAACGATGCGTTGCTGGGATTGTGTGAACGTGCGGACAAGGCAGAGGAAGAGGGGCGTGAGAACCCAATCATTAAGAAGTTCACCCTGCGCTTCTTGGATAACGCCCATATCGATCAGGAAGAAAAGAAGAAGAACATTGAGCGGTGGTCTGCCTTGGGGATGGACGAGCTTCGCATGCGAGCGGAGGGCGAGTTCACCACGGAAAGCACGCTCATGTACCCG